GAGCACCGGCATGCCGCCGGTGATCTTCTGGATGTAGTCGGCGCGCTGGGCGACGGTGGGGGTGCCGGGGTTGTGCCACTCGAGGCGGATCAGGCCGTCGGCGTCCCAGGCTCGGGTGCGGATCCGCTCGGCGATGCCGAGGGCCCAGGCCCATCCGGCGCCGGCGACGGTGTTGATGCGCTCGACCTGGCGGGTCAGGCGGGATTCGTCGGCCCGGATCGCACCCTCTGCCGGCGGGTTTGCCGAGGACTGCCCCATCATCCGGACCGGCAGGCCGGTGACCGTGGACGCCTGCTCGGAGAGCATCCTGATCGTGTCGTGGAAGTTCGACAGGGACGCGGCGGGCAGCTGCGTGACCTTCGCGTTGGGGTCGGACAGTGCCCAGACGGCGCCGAGGTAGGTCTCCCAGATGTCCTTGATCGGCTTGCCGTTCTGGTCCACGAAGTCCTCGCGTTTGAGGCCGCTCGCGATCTTCTGCGGGGTGGCGATGGTCTCCATGGCGAGCTGCAGCTGCAGCATGACCCGGCCGCCCATGTCCACGAGCGGGAGGAGATCCGACATCTGGGATTCGCCTGTCCACCGTCCGGTCTGCCGCCGGTTGAGCATCATCACGACCGGGACGCGGCCGAGGTCGTGCTTGATGCGGGTGACGGCCTCCCACTTTCCGGCGTTCCGGTCGATGAGGACCGTGGAGTCCGGGAGGTAGAGGGTCATGTGCTCGGCGCGGCCGGTCTCGTCCCTGTAGAGGCGGAGAGCACCGACCATCGCGCGGGTGAGGTTGTCGACCTCGGCGGCCATGTCGCGGGGCGACTCGACCCGGATCCGCGGCCGGCCACCGGCGGGGTCGGCGGCGACGGAGACGAAGGCGCGGCCGTAGATGAGGAGGTCCTTGTGCGCGAGCTGTGCTTCGGTGTCGAGGTCGTTAGCTTCCCAGTCGTGGCGGAGCTCCTCGTCCTCCACGCCGGTGCCCTGGCGCAGGATCAGGCGGACGTCCATGCGCTCTTCGAGGACGTCGACGTAGGTTCGGCACCAGTTCAGGGGGAAGGCGAACGGCTGGACGTCCGGGGGGACGGAGATGCCGAGGTTGCCGATGTTCTGCAGGCCCCGGTAGTAGAGCCAGTTCTTGCGGTCCTTCGGCTTCTGCCGCTGGATGCGGGTGAACAGGCGGTGCATCAGCTTGGTCTCGTCCTGGGTGAGTTCCACGGATTGGCCTCCTCTCAGGAGAACACGATGACGGTGTGGTCGACGGCCTGGCTCCAGCCCTTCGCGTGGGCGTCCATGGACGCCTCGTGCGCGAGGACCATGGACATCGCGGGGTCGATCTTCTGGGTCTGTGACGGCTTGCCGAGGATGTACATCTGCCCCGGCTTGGCGATGCGGCGAGCGTTGGCCACCGCGAGGGCGGTCAGCGGGCAGCCGTCGTGGCTGATGCGGCCGGACGCCAGGTCCACGGTGAACCGCGACAGGGCCGCGTACATCTGCTTGATGCGGTATGTCGGCCACTCGAGGACGTGCTCGGAGCCGTAGGCGAGCGCCCACTCCCCGATCTCCGTCCGCCAGTCCGGCGGGTCGCAGTACATCCGCTTGACCTTCCAGCGGGTGAACGCCTCGTCGACGGCGGCGCGGACCTCGCCGCGGGGCACGGTGCCGCCCCACTCGGCCGGATTCCAGATCGCGGGGCGCCGGTCGGGCCCGTAGCGGGGGGTGAAGGCGAAGCCGTCGATGGTCTCGGCCCGCAGGGCAGTCCAGTCGTCGGAGTCCGATCCGTCGAAGCCGAGGCAGATCGCCTCGCCGTCGTCAGGGTTGCTCAGCCACTCCTGCATACGCCGCCTCCCATTCACTGCCGGGCAGCCAGCCGCCCTGGCCGTAGGTCACGATGTTCCCGAAGAAGCGCTTCGCCTGGTCTGGGTCACGCTTGGACAGTTCGATGGCTTCCGCTTCGACGGAGTCGAGGTCCACCCAGGGGCTGCCCTTGTACACGTACTCGAGGATTCGGCGCCGGTCCTCGGCGCTCTCCCACCGCCAGCTCTTCGGCGGGCGCTGGAAGTAGCGGTAGACATCGTCCGGTGCGGTCTCGAAGGTGGTCTGCGCGACGGACGCCTCGGCGGCGTTCCAGGCGTTCGTCGTCTCGATGGAGCGGCCGCCCATGCCGGCGAGGCCACGGCGCTGGTTGTCCGCGACCGCCATCAGCCGGTTGCTCGCGTTCCACAGCCCGGTCTCGTCCTGGAGGACGAAGGACACGGGCTGGCCGACGCGGCTGTTCGCGTTCGCGGTGACCATGTCGATGCGGTCGGCGGCGTCCCCGCCGAGATTGCCGAGGATGCGGACGAAGGTGTCGCGGTCGGCGAGAAGCCACCGCAGCGGCCCCATGGTGATCATCGAGCGCAGCGGACGGTAGGTGTTCTCCACCTGGTCCTCGCTGCTCGCTGTCATCTGGATCAGCGGCGACGGATGCCGCCGGCCTTTCGGCTCGCCGGGCAGGTACTGGTAGGTCCAGCCGCACCGGCATCCGTTGTCCGAGCACCGGTACACCTCGCCCTCGTGCGCCCAGCCGTCGAACTCGCACGGGCCGACGGCCTGCAGGAGGACCATGGACGCCGCCCACGGCCCCTTCCCTGTCTTCTGCGGTCCGACGACCTGCTCGCGGCGGTACCGGAATGCCTGGTTCCTCAGCGGCGTCCCGTCCCATTTCAGCCCGGCGCGGATCTCGCCGAACTTGCTGGCGACCCAGAACTGCCAGTCGGTCCAGATCAGCGGGTCACCGCGGTGGAAGCCGTCGGGGACCAGGCAGTGCGCCCGGACCCAGGCTTCCCAGAGGTCGCCGAGGGTCGGGAATTCCGCGGTCTGGTCAGCCGGCATCGGGGACCACCTTCATCCGGCGCTTCCGCTGTTCACGGGCGGCGCCCTGGTCCTCTCCGCCGTCGTCGGTGTCGGGTTCGTCGTCGATGATCTTCCAGCCGTTCTCCCGCAGGCCTGCCGGGGACAGGCCGATGGAGTCGGCGAGCCGGTTGACCTGGGTCATCACCGAGGGTGTGGCGTCCGGCGCTTCGGACTTCACCTGCCAGCGGACGTAGTTGGCGATGGTGAGCCACCGCCAGGACTCGTCAGCCCAGGCGATGGCCTGCGGGTAGGTCCAGAGCTTCTTCCACAGGGATTTCTCCCGGACGGTGCCCTTCGGCATCGGCCAGGCCGGGGCCTTAATCGAACAGCCAGAGGCCGGGAGGAGTCGCTGAATGTCGTCCAGACCCCGCGAATCGGAGCGTTTCGACGCCGGATCGGGGGCCGGACCGGAGCGATTTCGAGCGCCGCCAGAACCCACAAAAACCACCTCCTACCTGCATTTTTTGAACCCTGCGCACCTTTTAGGGACCTCCGTCACGGCCAGGCGTGATTCGTTCGCTCGGGGTACTCCCCTGGGTGCCGTGCAGCACACGCGCTACTCGAACGCCCGTTCGATCGAACACCGTTCGATATCGGACCTGCTACCCCACCGGCTTCACTACCGCTACCCCGGCCCCGGAGACCGTCACCGGCCGACCGGCGAGCCTCCGGGCCGACGACCTCGGCGGCGGACCTCCGCGTTCTTCCGGGAGTTGCACGACCGGCACAGCACCACGAGGGCACCGTCCGCCGACCCGCCGTCGGCCTGGGCCACGACATGATCGGCGGTGAGATCCTCCGACCGGTGCGGAGGACGACCCCATCCGGGGCACCATCCACCACGCTCGGCACGATGCCGGCGGACGACGGCCGCCCGACGACGCTGCTCCGAAGACCGGCGCCCCGACACCTTCGTCGGGACCGTCGACTTCTCGAGTCGCTCCCGGACTGCCTGGTGCGCCCGGCACCGGCCACGAGGACCAGCGACCTCCGGACACCCAGGCTCCGAGCACGGACGCCCAGCACGCGGCACACCGACCACCTCCCGGACACGACAAGAGCGCTGGACCCGGACCGTATACCGGGTGCAGCGCTCGCCTGATGCGAAGCATATCACACCATCAGGGACACGCAGGTCACGCGCTTCCGCTCCCCTCGACCCGACGAGACTCCGCCACCCTCGCGTCCTTGCCCTCGGCCATACCGATCACATCCGTCAGCGACACCCGTCGAGTCCCGTCAGGCATCACCATCGAC